CGCTTACAGTTAATGGGAACTTGACAATCATATGAGTACTTTACACGTAGAAAATCTAAAAGGTCTTAGCTCTGGCGGTAATGCCAATAAGATTATCATACCGTCTGGTCAAACGCTTGATGCTAGTAATGGTTTTGTTGCTCCTGCTGGTCATGTTATTCAGGTTCAACATACAGTAAATACTACAGCAGATGCTGCTAGTGTTGCTTCTGATTATGCAGTTGCTTCTGGTTTTAAACTATCAATAACTCCACAATTTACTTCTAGTAAAATTCTTGTTATTTTTAGTTTAGATGCTTGGATAGACCAAGGCACTAATACTAATAAAATAGGTAAGTACGCAATACGATTAAACTCACAAAGCAATACTATTGTAGCACATAAAAGATTTGGCGTTAATTTTACTACTGGAACTGCTGGCAGTCAGGATGTTGGAGGGGAAATTACCTTAAAATATTTGGACAGCCCTAACAGTACAAGCGCACAGGAATATGAACTAGTTTTGGGGCGCTGGTCAGTTTCTTACAATAACAATGTTAAAATAAACGGTGGGGGTTTTGGACACTCTTCAATTACACTGATGGAGATAGCCCAATGAGCATCCTAAAGGTAGACACCATAAACGAAAAGACTAGTGGTAATGGGGTGGCTATTCCAGGTCATGTTATTCAGTTTAAACATTTTAGTGGTACTGGTCAAAATGATATAAGCGCAAATGGAACTTACATTACCGTACATACAGACAACACTTTTTCAATCACACCAAAGTTTAGTACTAGTTTAATTGTTATAAGGCACTATGCAGGAGGCTTAGTGCAAAACTCATCAAGCGCAATGTTAAGATTACAAAGAAATGGCAGCACTATTTTAGAAAATGATCGTCATGGTTTTCAAAATTTATCTTCTAACTGGACACCTATAAATTGGAGCTTTCAAGCTGTAGATACTCCAAATTCAACTTCAGCGCTGACCTATACATTCCAAATGAGGAAAGAAAGTGGTTATTTAAGAGTTAACGATTTTTCATCAAATGCAAATACTTATGTTGTCACCCTAGAGGAGATAGCCCAATGAGTTCTATCTTAAAAGTTGATACGATACAGACTACAGCAGGGGCTGCTCCTACTACCAAGGACTTAGGGTTTTCACCTGATAGTGTTATTCAAGCAAAGTTATGGTATGTTACACCTATCGAGGTTACAACAAGTGGCACATGGGCAGCAGACACTGTACCAACGCTAGCAAACACCTACAGTGTTGGTGATTACAGTTTTACAAAAAAACATTCTGACAGTAAAGTAATAGCAACCGTAAGTGGTCATGTTGACCATGAAAGCACAACAGGTCATCCATCTATCGTAGCTTTACTTGAGGCTAATGGTACAATGATGGGAGCGGCCTATCGCCATGTAAGAGTTCAGGGTAACGAGCCTCTTTCTTATTGTTTTTCTGGCGAGGATACAACATCAGGAACTAGCAAAACTTATAAACTAAGATGCCACAGTTCAGGTACAAGAATGCGTTTTGGTAGAAGCCAAACAAACAATACTTCACACGTTTTTACAGTAGTCTTTATGGAGATAGCACAGTGACAGATACAGCAACAGCATTAACAGAACTAGGCGTAACCGAATGGGTGTTACGTGGAGAGCCAACGACTCAAGTTGAGTTCGAGACTATGTTCCGCAAGGTTATGGGCGCAGACAGCANCGGTTCTGCCATAGAAAGCTCAGACCCAGCGCACTTCGGTACAACGTGGGATAAAGTTAAAGCTAAGAAAGATGAGCTTGTAGCAGGAGAACCCATGAGGTTACTACGTGAAGAACGTAACCGTAGATTAGCAGAAGTAGACTGGTGGGCATCAAGTGACCTAACCATGACTGATGCACAGAAAAAATATAGAACTGACTTGCGTGACATAACCAAAAGCGCAACCAGCTTAGATGATGTAACCTGGCCTACAAAACCCTAGGAGTATAAAATGGCAGAGATTAAAGTAACACTAACCGACACAGAACTAAAGTGTCTTGAGTATGCAGCAAATACACCTCAAGACTGGGCTGACAATGCTTTGACTAACAGAGCTAGAATAGCCAAGGATGAGATTATTGCTTTACTTGTAGCACACTGCAATGCTAACTCAGTAGCATTAGCTGTTGGTGAAGATAAGCAGGTAGCACAAGCTTTTGACCTAAAGGTTGTAAAAACAGCAGCAGAAGTTGCAAAGGAATCTGAACTTAAGTAAGGAATATCAATGTCATACATAGGCACTGAACCTAAAGATGTAAGATCATTTAGTAGAGCTAAGTTTGACTACACTGCTTCGCAGGGTCAGACAGCTTTTACTGGTGCTGACGATGATGGTAAAACATTAGCGTTTAGGGATGGACAAATTGAAGTCCATGTCAACGGTATTCTTATGGATGAGAGTGATTTCTCTACTAGCAACGGTAACACAGTTACACTAGCGTCTGCAGCAAACCTTAACGACATTATTAGTATTACATCTTTACAAACAGACATACCTAACAGCGACTTTGTACCTGCTTCAGGCGGCACATTTACTGGTGATGTAGACTTTGGTGCTAACAAGATTACATATGCAAATCTATACAACAACGTATCAGACTTACCCAGCGCATCTACCTACCACGGTATGTTTGCTCACGTACACAATACTGGATTAGCTTACTATTCTCACGCTGGTGCTTGGATACCATTAGCTAATCTAACTGGTGCTGCGTTTACTGGTGATATTAGCACAACAGGCAAAATAACAAAAACTAATCAGCCTAGTTTTTACGCATATCGTGCTGGTGCTAACTACACGACATCTAGTACTAGTTGGGAAAAAGTACAATTAGATGGAACAAGATGGAATACTGGCAGNCATTATAGCACATCAAATTATAGGTTTACTGCTCCTGTATCAGGAGTCTACCACTTTGAAGGAGGTGTAAACAGATATAGTATTACGGCTGGCGCACTTTTTAGAGTGGCTCTTTATGTAAATGGCTCAACCTATCTTTTTGGTCATGTTGATTATGCTTATGGTACTGGCGACTTAAAATACCTTGTATCCTCTACAGTAAAATTAGATGCTAATGACTATATAGAATTGTATTCATGGTCAAATGCAGGAAACTCACAAGGTTTTAGTAGTGGTCTTATTTGGAATACTTTTAGCGGATATTTAGTAGGTTAGGAGAAATACATGACAAGAGCAAGAGATGTAGCTAACCTCATAGGTTCTGGCAACTTTAGCAGTACTACGTTCACAGCTACTGCAGGGCAGACAGCCTTTACTATATCCCACACACAGGGATTTATACAAGTATTTATGAATGGCTTGCTCTTAGATGAAACAGTAGACTACACAAGCAATGGATCAGCAGTAACACTTACATCAGGTGCAGCAGCAGGTGATGAGATAGAAGTTGTTAAGTACAATACGTTCAGCGTTGGTGATGCACTCAACCAAGCAGCAGCAGATACAAGATACGTCAATACTACTGGCGATACTATGACAGGTGCTTTAACTGTTGATACTTCTACAACAACAAACCTTACCGTGGACAGTGCTAACTATGGTGGAATACAGCTTAAAGCGGCTGGCACAGACACAGGCTACATCACTTCTTATACTAATGGGTCTGGTACAGAATATATGTATATCGGTGGGGCTGATGGAGTTTACTTACACACTGGTTCAAACCATGCTTTGTCAAATGGTACAACTGCGTTACAGATAGACTCAGGTCAACGTGTGACAACTCCTAAAGTGCCATCTTTTGCACACGCTTCTTATATGGCTTATTCAGTAGGCACTACTGGTGACACAGTAATGACCAATAGTAATGTATGGTCTGCGTATAACGCAGGACTTCACGAAAATGGAGATAGCGGATGGGATTTTAGCACAGGAATATTTACTGCACCCGTAGCTGGACGATACTTTTTTAGTTTAACTTATGCTTTAAGTGGTTTTGGCTCTGGATACTTTTGGACTTATCTTCGAGTAAATAACGTTGCAAAAACCTATATGCAAAACCCTCAGTCATCTAGCCTAGTTCCTACTACCAATTCTATGGTGGTTCAGTTGGCTGCAAATGATACTGTAAAAGCTGTGTGGACTAATAACTACAGTGGCATGACTATAAACTATGCTAACTTTCATGGCTTTCTAATTGGTTAGGATAAACACATGAGCAACGCAAGAAAACTCGCAGACAATCTTCCTACTGATGGACAGCTTGGTAACAGAAACATCATAGTTAATGGATCATGTAAAATAGCGCAGCGTGGCACGTCAAGCACTACAACAAATGGTTTTGGTACTGTTGATAGGTTTAGAGTTTATAATGGAAATGTTGGCACTGTTACAACAAATCAATATGGCGGTACAACACATGCAGTTGATGGCGTTTCTAACTACTCTTTTAGGGCTACAGCAACAAATACAGCTAGTTTAGTAGCTAATTCAGATGCACATATTAGATATGTTGTTGAGGATAAAGATATAGAAAACATAGGAATAACTAACCCTAATAATAATTTTACTTTATCTTTTCATGTTAAGTGTAGTGTTGCAGGGCAATCTTCAATAGGACTTACAACAGGTGACTTCAGTACTGCTAGATATGTAGTACCCTATACAATAGCGGCTGCTGACACTTGGCAAAAAGTTGTAATAACCTTTCCTGGTCATGCTTCTGCTTATACTCCTTCTAATGGTTTTGGTCTTAGAATATATTGGGATTTAGGTGTAGGAACAAATTATCAAACTTCTACTCATAACCAATGGATTACATCTGGAAGTCATTTTGCTGCTGCTGGAAATATCCAAATAATTGGAGTAAATGGTAGGTGGCTACAAATCACAGGCGTTCAGTTAGAAAAAGGCTCACAAAATACACCGTTCGAGCATGAACCAGTGGGAGTTACTTTTAGTAAGTGCCAAAGGTACTTTTTCGGATCAAGTATAAGAATCCATATGAATAGTGCCAATAGTGATAACTGGAATAATGCAGATGTTATATTTCCAACACAAATGAGAGCAACTCCAACAATGACTGCAGGAACCAATGCTGGCTCTTGTGTACTTTATGCAACAGGTGTTTATACTCAAAATGGGCAAGGTTTGCATATATATAGTTCAACCCAAGGCGGTCATTATGTTGAATTTACAGCAGATGCGGAGCTTTAAATGAATATAACATCAGCAAAATATTGTAAAGACCCTTATACAAATGAAAACGTTGTTGTGAAAGCTACAGTAGATGGACAAGAAATGTTTATACCAATAAACGTTGAAGCTAACCGACACTGGAGAGCCATACAAGCATGGGTAGCAGAAGGTAACACCATAGAAGAGGCCGACTAATGTTTGGCTTTGCTGCAGTATCAGAGACACCGTTCTCAGCAGAACTAACTAGACACACTATCGGTGTCACACCTGCTTCTGTATCTG